GTTTTGTTTTGTTTATTTTGTACTTTTAAAATCTAACTTGTGAAGCGGTGTTTGTTACATTTTGGAACGCACTACGTCCTGAACGTGCTAGTGCATTGGAAACATGACTACCAAATGATGACAAAATATTAACTTCATTGGCAACTAAGCCATCAGGGATTAACAAAGTTTTAACTACATTCCACATTTGTTCAATAGAAGGATAAATTTGTGATAACATTCCAGTGCTACGTCCAGAAGTATATTGCATAGCAGAAGAAATTCCTAAAGATGATGAACCGGCAGTTTGGCCGGCAATACCTTCTAGGTTAAGCACAATTTCTACTGTTAATGGACAATTTGCAGGAGCACCAGTCATAATTATCATAGGTGAAGAAGAATAAGATTGGTTTCCAACAGAGGTAGGGCCACTAGTCACCTGATACTGAAATGTAAACGAATCAGCATCCGTGGGTCGAATAGTGGCAGCAGCACCTTCATATCCAGTACCCATTCTTAACAAGGGGTTAGTGGTCCAATATGAATATTTTGCTGTAGCACCCGAGGTGGAAACAGAGTTTTGCGAAAAATTAGGGAGAGAGCCGGCATAAAAAGTAGCCGGTGCAGACGTGCGTGGTATTGCGGGACGAATTCTCAATCCACCGCTAACTACGCGCGCTCCAATGAATGCATCATCAATCATGTTACCGTTGAACATGTTGTCAGGTCCGAGAGCTGCCCATGCACTAGTTCCAGAGACTACTTGATTCGTAACATATATACAATTGGTGGTTCCATCGGCGGCAGGCCAAAGACTGACACCATAGGAACCATCAGAACCAGCAGTTGCTGCAAATCTAGCAAAGGCAGAGATCACGTCACTTTCAACAAATACACCAAAGCCCAATTTACATGCTGGGTGTTCAAAAGGGTTATTCAGTGTATCTGCATAACATTGGATCTCGACAGGAATATTTACAGTTGATATTACTTGTGAGGGGTTTGTATTTCTTCTACGGGAACGCCGGTTGCGTCGCGCTGTACTACGACTGACAACTGTTGTAACGTTTCTAACTTGTGGAGCTTGTCGCCTACTAGTAACATTTCGGACAGTTCTAGTAGTTTTGGATGTACGACGAGGCATGATGGTTTAGATAAAGCTGAATGTAAGGCGAAAAATGGGAGAAAATCGTGAGGGTTCTTATCGCTAGACAGTTTCAATGTAAAAGTGTTCGATGTAATGTGTAATTCAGAAGCAAACGACATACGTAAGTATGTTTATTTACATCCCGAGACCCAACCTAGTCCCGGTGCTCTGAATTCTTCTGCTAACTAGTGGTGCTTCCCAGCGCGTGTACCGCGGCGGGTCACGCGTTTAGGTTGCACGTGATATGCTCCATCTACTACCACATTATTTAATAGTGGTGCACCCTCAGGTCTACCCATGAGTGGTGGTTGCAGGAACGCACTGTTAGGAAGTGCGGGTAACTTTTCAAGCCAAGAATAAAATACGTCAAGATCGACATCAGAACATGTTTTGTTCACAATATCCAACATCCAATCATGGACATCAGCATTTGGATACTGTTCAGCAGCTAAGACACCTTTAGATAAATAGGATCCACATGCTGAAATTATCATGTCATCTGTCGCTTTTGGGTGGGCTACAAATCTGGCAACGACGGCTTGTGCAAACTCACCTAAAACGGGAGTATTACCATCGCTTAAAACCAATGCTCTACACTTCTCAACCAACTTATCAATGGGAGATACGCAACTAGGTAAAGCTATAGTAAGATGAAACTTTGATAATTGCCTTCTCAGGTCACACATACTGTTAGGTGACCCAAACCAAACCTCAGGGCTATAATAACGTGCTAGAAAATTCACTCCAGCAGCTCCCCTAGTGATAACTTCAGGTGTGAGTTTCTGCCCAAAAGCTGCTACTACTTTAGTATACAGTTCGGGTTTCAAATCAACACTCACCCCATCGTCACCACCATACAAACCTAAGGCGGCATAAGCTTCATCTGGCCCCAAACCAGACTCACGGTGTGCACAAAATGCCATAAAAGCATTTGACAATGTGTTCATGACAGCGGTTTCAGGACTTCCGCTACCACGAGCACTCCCACTAAAATATCTAGTGCCCCAAGCACCATATGCTTTCAATCCACTTTGCTTATCAAGGAGTTGTGCTATCTCCAAATGATATTTATGGTGGAACGCATACATCATCGCTCTGCGCTCAAACTCTCTAAGACCGGGAGACACTCGCCCATCCATACGGGACAAATCAGTCATAAGAGCAATCAAAGCGTTGCACAGTACTGCAACCAGTGCTAAAGCAATGCCCAAAGGGGTTTTACCAAAAGCATACCATCTGTGTTGTGATACGCGATCAGCAAAAGGGTAAATAAACCGTGAATAGTCCATCTTGACTGTAGGATTATACGTTGTAATCATGCGTGCTGGTTTTGGTTCTCCATAACACTCTTTCTTCATGAATGTTTGCAGAACATCAGCATCCTTGGTCCCTGCGTCCTTAAGTATACGACGCTGGGTAGGCCTATTTTGTCTCTCCCAAACAACTTCCTCTGGAACAGGATGCAACGTGCCTTTCTCAAATGTACGTTGCAAAAACTCATCTACATACCTGCTATATCGTGCAGGGAAGGGTGTTTTATTAGCTATGGACAAGACTCTTGCGTCTACAGCCTCCTTCTCATTCGATGCGTTATTAGTTGGGTTGAATCCCTCATTAACAAATGGATTCATAAAAGAGATCATACTAGGTTTGTCAGCAGGATCATATGCGCTAAGATCAAACATATAATTCCTGGAAGACAATTCCAAGGGGTACACTATAGGTCCTTGTGGTTTACTAACAGCCTTACAATACTCTAAAAGTAATGCAACCTCCCCATCACTAGCGTCTTTGAGGTGCTTCGTAACAGTCGCCAGGGTTATACCTATAGACGATGCTCTGTTCAACGCAAGCAAACCTTCGACAATAGTCAAGGGGGTGGTGACACATAGTATGCCACCTGGCTTAGAAATGGAGATTTTGCGGGCTCCACTCTGGCTAATAAGCACTTGAAAACCATCAGTTCCACAATCCAGACGATTCAGCATAGGCCCGTCAATCAATGAGCAAGGCTTATAACTGTACCAACAATAACTAGGTACAAGCAAAATAAGCTTATGATCCTCATCCATCTGCCTGGTCTCTACATGCCAGGCAACATGCTTATAAAAATATCCAATATAAGCAGTAGTGACTAACGAATCCATGCCATAATTCCAAACTGCATGAGAATAACATCCCCCACCGTTGACCACATAATTGAATTGTGGTCCTGAAGAGGTGAAAGAATAATCTTCTCTATTAGCAGCAGGAACGCTGGGTTGAAATGTGTACATTGCTACCGGTTGTGCTAACCGTGTAAGCATGTCAGACATGTCCAAATATTCATCAACATCCACCATTATGAACAGGTGTTGTGTTGTGATTGGATCATTACTAAGTGGAATATGCATATCTTTTGACCAATACCATCTTCGACACCCGTCATACCCAAACTTCTCATCAGTAGATGATTTCTGAAAGAAATAAGGGTCCAAACCATTTAATGAAGCAAATGCTGCCAATGTAGCAGAACCAACCGCACGAAGTGCGGCAGATTTTTGGTGAGTATGCGTCCCATCACCTCGACCAGGTGTTGGCACAGCCACCCTACGGAAAGAACTCCGTAGGTGGCACATCAAGGGAAACGCATTACCATGTCTGTTTAAAAACGTAATCCTAATTGCTTGCTTCTTATCATAAGGTGACTGTTCAAATTTCCGAAGCCTCCACCACATGAAGGCCTTGACAGATAGGGCCCTAAAGTACTTATAACGTTCATAAGATTTAGTGTCCCACCGGTCATCATCTCGACGATGTTCGGTGCCATCTACGATACTTGTACGATATCGCTTACGGCATAAACATTCTCTGATTGGTAATTCACTGACCACAATACAGAGTATACAAATAAGAGCAAGTGCAATGGCTGGAACAATCGCCAAAGATATAAATCCAAGCGCTCGTTCCGTAAAATCATCGCGCACACGACCAAAAGAAGGTGCAGCAAAGCTACATCCATCAAGAAAAGCGCGTAAGTAATACCTAGCTGCATCATGCATGATGGGAGTAATGCTATCTAA